GAAGAGACTGCAATACATCGGGTGTATAGAGACTTCAGTGATGAACGTCCTGCAGATGCAACTCGCACCGAGCATTCAGTTTGATAATGTAGTTGACTATGTTAATTACGATATTGAGCCGAGTGTGTACAGTTCAAAAGAACAGTTCACAAGGGACTACGCTTTTGTTTCCTTTCTACGAAAGTGGAAGGGGTTTAAGATAAAGGATATAAATCCCGAGTTTGCTGCTTTCTCAACTTGGATGAAATCCGAGAAGCAATGCTTTTCTACTAACAGGAGGCTATACACTGAGACCACGACGGGTTCTTACTCCGTCGCGCCGTCACTCATTACGAGTGCACAGCGTAAAATAGCTCAGATTCTAGGCCCCCTGGATTTTGAAAAGATAGCAGAACTGTGCCGGTTCGGAAATGGCGCTACTTACGACTTGCGTCGAGGTAGCACACATGCCGAAAAATCGCGTAGACCTTCCGTTACTTTCGATGCGATCCCCTGGGTATGCAGAGCCTTAACAGGCGATGACTACCTGGGTTCGCTCGTCGGTCCCCTTAATGAGCTTACGCTCGTCGAGGCAAACCGCATGGTAATGGTACCAAAGTCCGCTAAAACGCATAGGCCAATAGCAGCTGAGCCCACATTGAATAGTTATGTTCAACAGGGGTTTGGTCGCTATATCCGACAGCGTCTAAAGCGGTACGGCGTTGATCTTGATGACCAGACGATCAATCAGGATCTAGCTAGCTTAGCACAGGTTTGGGGTCTCACGACCTTAGATTTGTCTTCTGCTAGTGATACGCTTTGCGCCAATCTCGTTAAGTTGCTTCTACCACCTGAGTGGTTTGAGGCTCTCGACGATTTGCGTTGCAAGTTCACAGAGTACAAGGGCAAAAGGTTTTTGCTATCAAAATTCTCGAGTATGGGCAACGCCTATACTTTTGAACTAGAGTCGCTTATTTTCTATGCCTTAGTACAAAGTGCTTGCTCCGCTGGCGTGTCCTCAGTGTACGGCGATGACATAATTGTCTGCGACTGTGACTACAGGTCTACATTAGAAATTCTAACGTGGGCTGGGTTTACTGTCAATGCAACTAAGTCATTTAGTGAAGGCTCTAATTTTTATGAGTCTTGCGGCAAGCATTTCTTTAATAGTCAGGAAGTTACTCCCTGTTATCAAAAGGATGTCTGCACTCGACCTCATGATTTTGTTAGGCTTCATAACCGTCTCGTTCGTGCTGGCTTACGCCTTGATCTCCGAAAGGAGTTTGGAGCAGCTGCTAAGCACGTCCTTGACGAGTGCCGTAAGCGTTTTGGACAGAGATGTCCCGGAATCGGCCCCTTAGTAGAGTATGATGAATACTTTATTAAGGAAGGCTTTGTCTGGGATAGTCCCTACGCTGATCGCCTTCGTATTAGAAGCGCTGTCACAATACCGAGCACGGAAACGTGCAAAGAGGAGTGGCAGCATTTCGCGTACTTCGGGCGAAAACTGAGGAATCCAGGGTTTCTAAGCCCCGACCGGAAAGGTCAGGCTGCGGATAACTCTGGGTCAAAGCTTCTCGTAATTGAGAAGTACCATTGGCGAAGCGCGACCTTGTAGGTTGCGCTTTGGTCTACCCCTTAATCGAGTCGATTAAGAGAAGTCGCCTTAGGTAAGCGGCTGGAG